TGGAGAACATGGTGGAGAAGCAAGCTCAGTTGAATTCTGTCATAGATTAGGATTAAGCTATGTTTCATGTTCACCATTCCGTGTACCATTAGCTCGTTTAGCTGCTGCTCAAGCTGCTGTCAAAGAACAAATGGGGATTGAATAAAAGATAAAGAAAAAGATGTGTATATTGCACATCTTTTGCATATATTATTGTGAAAGGATATAAATATGAATATGAAAAGAATTGTAAAAACACTTAGTTTTGTTTTAATTGCTTCTTTATTGTTTGTTGGATGTAGTCAATCATCAAATGATAAAGATAAGCAAACAACAAATCTTGAAGTTACTCAAGAATCTGGTGGAATGAAAATTACTATCAATATGGAATTGATTCATGATGGTAAAAGAGTATATAACCAAAATCAAACTTCTAAAATGGTTGCTAGCGATGCTGCTACATATGAATATATGGACACATATGTAGATAACTCTGATTTAGCAAAAGAAGCAGAAAAATATGATGGTGCTGAATACAAACTTGTCAAAGATGAAAAAGAATTAACTATTACTGAAGTTATTAATTTAGATTTCACTAAACTTTCAGCAGAAGGGTACAAAGTGATGACAATGGGACAAGTAGATCTTGGTGATAACTATTATATTGATTATGAGAAAACATTAGAAAATCTTGAGGGTCAAGGATTTAAAGTTGTTGAATAAAGTCAAAGGGATTTTTTGAAGTGAACTCCATGAGTCATGGAGTTTCATTTCATTAGCTCCCTTTTTATTATTTTCTTTTAACATGGTAAGTAATGTGATATAATATCTGCAAAGTGTAGGTGAGTTTATGAGAATACAATTAAATTTAGATAGTTTAGCTGTTTTAGTGTTTTGTGGAGATTTGGTTGTCAATCAAACGACTCCTTTAACGCAGGATGAATGGTATGAAGTTGAGAAAAAATTAAAACTTTCTGTCAAAAAAACACCAGCAAAGCTATTTGGAATGAATAAAGATACGCTTGTTCAGATTATTGGTATTGATGAATATATTGCTTGCAAGATGATATCACGTACAAATTATTTAAATGATGTGATGCATGCATTGGTGAATTTAGAAAATGAGGGCATTTTTGTGACAACAAAGTATGAAGAGAATTATCCAAAAAGCCTTATGACTTCTCTTAAAAAAAGGGCACCATTATTCTTATACTATGTTGGTGATTTATCTTTAGCACAAAATATGGTTTCTATTGTTGGACCTCAAGAAATGGAAAAGAGATTACATTCTTTTATAAGGAATCTTGTCACAAAAATATCTGATGAAGAAAAGGTACTTGTATCAAGTGGATTGAAGGGAATAGATGCATATGCCTTAAAGCTTCATTTAAGATTAGGTGGAAAGGCTGTTAGTTTTGTAAGTGACCATATGTTTGACAAGAAAAAAGAGTATGCAAAAAATATTAAAGATAAAAAAATGGTTTTAATAAGTGCAGTGGATCCATATGCTTATTTTAGTGTTACCAATGCATTGGATAGAAATATTTATGTATGTGGATTAAGTGAATTACAATTTGTGACTGCTACACATATTAATAGTGGAGGGGTATGGTTTACAACAATTCAAAATTTTCATTATCATTGGACTCAGCAACTGGTTTTAGATGATCCTCATTATAGTGGAAATCTTCGTTTGCTAGAAATGGGAGCGACTAAAGTGACATATGAAGATATTTTATCATTGTTAAGTTTAGAACAAATTGTTGAAAAGAATAAAACAGTTGAGGAGGAAACAAAAGTTCTTATAGATCAAATGTCTATATATGAATTTTTAGATGAGTAATATGAACAAACAAATAAACCCCATTTTTGAAAACTATAAAAGATTTCCTATAACATATTCATTAATCTTACTTTGTATAGTTGTTTATATTTTTTCATTTTTCTTATATGGTGAAGAAATGAATGCTTATGAAGCTCTGACACTTGGTGCTTATAATCCTATTTATGTTTATGTTGAACATCAATATTGGAGATTGTTGACTTCACATTTTATTCATTTTGGTCTTTTGCATATTGTTTTGAATTGTTATTCATTATATGGTCTTGGTATATTTATTGAGTCTGTATTGAAAAAGAAAAAATATTTAATTATGCTTTTGATTTCTGCAATATCTACAACTGGATTAGGGTATTTACTTTTCTTAATGAATGGTTATGGGATAGATACAGTGAGTGGAGGAATCAGTGGTATTATCTTTGGATTAATTGGAGGATTGGGTGCATTAGCATTAAAATATAAAAATATCTATATGGATATATTTAGAGAGTTGTTACCAAATGTTTTGGTTATGTTATTGATTTCTTTTATTGCTCCATCAATCTCTTTATCAGGACATGTTTTTGGATTGATTGGTGGCTTTGTTGGAACTTTGATTGTTTTATACAAGAAAGATGATTTTCAAAAAACGAGAGTTATACATTAAAAAAGAAAGGAGGATGAAAGAATGTCATTTCAAGAAAAATATAATCATTATAAAGAAAAACAAGAGGCAAAGAAATTTTTTCGTTCTAACAATGATCAGTTTTTAAATTCATCTCAATGGATAAAAACAATAGGCGTGGGATTGATAGCTGCTATTGTAAGTGGTGTTGTTTTAGGAATAGTTGTTTATACATTAAATGTCACTTCATCATTGTTATACATCCTTTGTGGTCTTGCTGTGGCACAAGCAATTGTTATGATTGGTGGTGTACATTCTAAGCAAGTTGCTATAGTGAGTGTTATTTTCACTTTACTAAGTTATATTATTGCAGAAATTACGTGGATGTATTTACCACTTCATGATTTAGGAATAACTTTAACTATGATTTCTCCTTTAGATTTCATCATTGCTGGAATTAAAGGATTATTTGTTGAAGATTTGTTTACAACGCTTTGTGTCATTATAGGAATGATAATTGCCTATCAACAAGCACAATAAAAAAGCCACTTATGGCTTTTTTATTTTTCTTTAAAATCTGGCTGATAATATTTAGCAACATATTCATCATATAATTCTTTGAATCTTTGATAATGCACAATTTCACGTTGTCTAAGAAATGAAAGTGGAGCTAAGACGTCTGGATCATCGGTAAGATTCATAAGATGTTCATAAGTTGCTCTGGCTTTTTGCTCTGCTGCCATATCTTCTGCAATATCTGCAACAGGATCACCTGTCACTGCAAAATATTGCACAGTAAATGGGACACCATTTGCATCGGTAGGATAGAGTGATAGCCCATGTTCAGTATAATTTCCCTCTATACCCGCTCTTTTAATTTCTTCTATTGTTGCATCCTTTGTAAGCTGATAAACTATAGTTGAAATCATCTCCATATGCCCAAGTTCATATGCTCCACAATGTTATATATAAAAGATTTAAAAAAATTAGAAGTCTTTTATTGTGATTTTAAGTATAGGCTTGCTTGTGTCCCATTTAGTTCGATTTGTTGAGTCTCTTGAATATTCAATACGTTTTATAATGCTTTTGAGCATTATATTTTTTTCCTTTGCCGAAACAAAAGGGTCTTTTAATGCTTTGATAACATCACTAAACATCATTATTTTTTCTTCAAAGTTTATAGGCTCAACAGCATTTTCTTTTAAATAATTGATCTGTTTATAAAGTGATTGTCTTTCTTCATCAAGTTTATTATTACGTTTTAAAAAAACCTCTTTGGTATATATTCCGTCCTCTAATAAATCATATAACTCATCTTGTTTTTTTTCTAGGTTTTCAAGATCTTTTAAATAACCACTTAATAATTTTGACTGATAATCAAACATGGTTTGAGATTGATCATCTTTTAATTGCATTTCAAAATCATTAACTATAGCTTCAAGAGTATTTATAACAGAAGTATATATATCTTCAAAAGTGCTTGATTTAGTATTACAGTGAACTTGATTATTACATAATAATCTAGGGGAGCTTTTTAAAGTGCCATCTTTATTTTTATATGTTCTATATGACATAGCTTTTCCACAAGTAGCACAAAAAATCAGCCCAGCAAAAGGATTGACTAAAGTAGTAGAAGTTTTTTCTCTAGTTGAATTACTTTCCATAGCAATTAACTTTTCAAATGTTTCGTGATCAAACATAGCTTTGTGCTTGCCATTAACATATATAACTTCTTTTTTATTGCGAGGTCTTGTTACTTTTAATTTACCATCTTCATATATTTTTTCTTCTTTTCTGCTATTCCATTTTACTTTCCCATCATTTATAGGATTGCAACAAATATCTCTTAATGTGTAAGGAGACCAATGATCTCCATTTCTAGGTTTAAACCCCATTCTATCCACTTCATGAGCCACTTTAGTCCAACCCCAGTTATTTTCCATTCTTAACTTAACAGCAATCTTAATAACTTTTGACTCTGGCTCATATTCTTCTATAGTTGGCGATTTATCAATGAATATTTTCTTCCAGCCATAGGGAGCTATACTTCCTATATAGTTTCCTTCTTTTACAGAAGCTAATCTACCTCTATTTAAAATCTCTTTTACGTATTCCAAATAGTCATTACCTTGTGACAGTTCCATTTTAAAAAACTTATAATCGAACTTGTTGCGTAAATCATAAGTTTTATGAGGAGTCATGATTAAGGTATTACTGTATTTAAAGCTAGATAATATCTTTCCTCCGTCTTCCCAGTCACCTCTAGAGAGTCTTTGAGGTTCAATAACTAATATACCTTTTACATTAGGATCTTCTATCATCAATAGAAGTTTTTTTATTTCTGGTCTATCTTCTATAGTTTCACCAGAAACAACCTCACGGAAGATATATTTTTCTTCTATAGGTTTTCCAAAATTTTTAACTGATAGCTCTTGTAATTGTCTTTCATGTCTTGCTAATACTTCTTCTATTGTTTCATCTGGATTGTCAGCTCTTGACTTTCTTAAATAGATTAAATAAATATCTATATCATTCATGGCTTAACTCCTTTCATCAATATTCATAATATAAAAATTATGTGTGACTATTTATTTTCGTTTCTTCCTTTAATTGTTGTTCTTTCAAGAATTTAGCAAAAGAAATTAATTTATCATGATTTTCTTTTGTGAATATAAACGTTCCTATTTCTTTATCCCACGCTTCTATTTGTTTAATAAATTCATGATTATTTGAGATTATATCACTAAATATATCTTTATTTTTTTTAGGAAATGGAAAATCCAACAATTCATTAATTGATAAATTAAAATAATCAGCGAATTTCTTAAGAATACTTATAGAAACTTTTCTTAAACCTTTTTCATACTTATATATTGAACTTTGTGTCATTCCTAAATCATTCGCTAAATCGGTTTGAGTCAATTTTTTTTCTTTTCTAAGTTTTTTTATTTTTTCTCCAAATTCTTTATAAATATTATTTTCATTCTTTGTCATATAAATCTCCATAAATTAACATTATATATTATTTATAATTACCACTTTTTTTTAAAAGTTTAGCATAATCAACTAATTTATAAAAATCTTCCTCTGTCCATTCAACTTGACCAACTTCTTTTAGCCATATTTCATTATTACTTGTTTTATATTTAGTTTCAATAAATTCATTTTTATTATTCTCACCCGTTTTAGGAAATGGAATATCTAATAAATCATCAACACTAACAGAAAAATATTTAGATATTTTTACAATTATATCTAAAGGGACTTTTCTTGTACCACCTTCATAATTAGCAATAGATGTTTTACTAGTATTTAATTCTTTTGAAAGTTCTGCTTGTGTCATTCCTTTTTCTTCTCGCAATTTTTTTAATTTATCACCAAAACACTCGAAAACCTCACCTCTAGCTTCATTACTTTTTAAAGCCATATTATATCACCTCTTTAATTATATTATAAACAAAAAATCGCATTTTGAAAGAAAAATATAATAAAAATAAATAAAATCGCATTTCGCGATTAAAAACAATTGACAAAATCACAATATGGGATTACAATCTTTTTTGTAAATCGCATTTTGCGATTAAAGGAGGGTAAAATGAAGAAGTTAGTTAAGTTTCAAAAAATTAAAGATGAATTATATTTTAGGAGAGAGACATATGAAGATTTAGGAAAAATTATTGATAAGTCTGCTTCTACAGTTTCAAAAAAAATCATTGGAGAGGTTAGATGGAATGAAGATGAAATACGAAAGGTATGTATTCATTTTAATAAATCGTTTGAAGAATTATTTTGTTAAATAATGCTCGCTATTGAGCAAGAAAGGAAGTGAAAAAAATGATTATTAACATAAACATTGTAACAAAAAAAGATATTGAAAATAACAAATTAAATAAGCGTATTAAAAAATTTATGCGTGTTATTGATTTTTTGGGAAAAACAAAAAATCATCAAGTGCTGATTGTTTCAAATTCTCAAACAACACTAATAAAAAAAGCCTTACATAAGTAAGACTTTATTGTGATTGTTCAATCATTTCATAATCAAAAATTAAAGTGTCATTGATATTTTTACATGCCGATAAAGATAAAGTTTTTGGAATAGTATCACCATCTAATTCTTCTTCATCAAGAATTAATAGTTTAACATATTTCATTCCATCTTTTTTCATTTGATTAATTTGATCGAGCAATTCATCAATATTTAATGTTATTGTGTCTGTCATTTGTTATCACCTCACTTTCAAGGAGATTATAACAAATAAACAGAATTTTTAAATAATTATGTTCATCATTGAGCATAAAAAATGATTGTCAATGTATGTTGTAATAGGACAAACATTGATAAGAATATGATTTTGCATAGCGATACATAGAGAGGAGGGAAATTATGCAAGTGAAAAAATTCGAATATGAAAAAGTGATTGTATACGTAGAGTACAATCAATTACCAAAAAAAGAAGATATTAAAGAGTCTTGCATAAGATTTCTAAAAAAAGCTATGCAGGAAAGAGAAGGGAAAGAAAAAAATGAAAAATAAAACATACTTTATTATTGCTATGTTAGTAGCAATAAATATTGTATCTCTTGTTCATTCTCATTATTACAAGATAATGTATGAGAATGAAATTGAAATATCAAACAAACTAGAGGCTTCAAATAAGAAGCTAAGAAAAGATGTTGAGTCACTAGGAAATAAAATAAGTGACTTACAGCAGGAAAATTATACATTGAAAAACAAATGAAAAGATCTAGGCATATTTAAAATTACTTATTATTGTGATTGTGAGATATGCCAGGAGCAGTACATAGGGATTACAGCAATAGGAAATAAACCAAAGATAAATAGAACTGTAGCAGTAGATCCAGGAGTTATAAAGCTAGGATCTAAATTAAAGATAAATAATAAAGAGTATATAGCAGAAGATACAGGAGGAGCTATTAAAGGAAATGTTATAGATGTCTTTGTAGCCACTCATGAAGAAGTTATAAAAAATGGTGTTGATTATATGGAGGTGAAGATATGGAAGAAAATTTAGATAAATTATTATGTGCAATTAGTGTTATTAGAAGTCATTGTAGAAATAATGAAACATGTGATAACTGTGCTTTATATAATGAGAAAAATGCTAGTTGCAAAATAACAGAAATAGAACCTTATGATTGGGATGAACCAGAAATTAAAAAACGAAAAGAAATTATTTTTTAATAAAAAATACCCTATAGGGTATTAGAAAGGAAAAGGAAACAAAGAAGTGTTAGAAGTAAATAAGATTTACAATGAAGATTGTTTAGAAGGATTAAAGAATATTGATAGCAATTCAATAGATTTAGTTGTAACAGATCCACCATATTTAATTAATTACAAAACTAACTATAGAAAAGATAAAGAACATAAATTTTGTAAAGTTATTAAAAATGATAATAACCCAGAACTTATTAAAGATGTGATTAGTGAATTATATAGAGTTATGAAAGATAACACAGCTATGTATATGTTTTGTAGCTTTGATAAAGTGGACTTTTTTAAACAAGAATTAGAAAAATATTTTAATATAAAAAATTTGATAATTTGGGTTAAAAATAATTGGACTGCTGGAGATTTAGAATGTGCTTTTGGTAAACAATACGAAATGTGTTTTCTTGTTAATAAAGGAAAAAAACAATTCAACGGAAAAAGAATAACAGATGTATGGGGAAGTTTTAATACAAAGGGTTTAAATAGAGTTGTAGGTGAAGAACAAATTCACCAAAACCAAAAGCCATTAGAATTAATTAAAATGTGTATTGAAAAACATTCAAATGAAGATGATTTAATTTTAGATCCATTTATGGGAAGTGGTACAACTGCAGTAGCTTGCAAAGAATTAGAAAGAAATTATATAGGATTTGAAATAGATCATGATTACTATGAAAAAAGTATAGAAAGAATTAAAGGAATAAAACCAAACGGACAAACAACAATCTTTACTGATTTTGATAATTTATAGGAGAAAAGAAAGATGAAAGTATATATAGCTGGTGCAATAACAAACAATGATGATTATATAAATCAATTTAACGAAGCAGAGGAATATATAAAAAAATTAGGATTTACAGCGTTAAATCCTGTTAAAAATTTAGGATTTGAATATAAAGATTATATTGATATGGGATTGTGTGAATTAATGAAATGTAATGCTATTTATCTATTAAAAGGCTATGAAAATAGCAAAGGAGCATTATTAGAAAAGCATTATGCAGAAACATTAAATTATAAGGTTTTTTATCAAGAATAAAAAAATGCAAAGAAAAAAACCGTTTATAAATGCTACCAACATTAAACGGTTTTCAAATTAAAATCTTTAATTTTTAGACACTCATATTATAACAAATATGTAATAAAATGTAAAGGTTTTAAGGTTGTTTTTAGCATTGAAATGTCCTAGTAATGGATATTAACAACTCAACGAAAATATAAGAAGGAAAGTAATATGAGTAAGAAGAGAAGGAAGAAAGGATATATAGATTATAACTATGATGACGTATTTATAGATCCTTTAGACATAGCTAATGAAAAGAAGATAGAAGATTTATTAGCAAGAGGTTATATACATAGTGTTTATACAACAAAGACTGTTAAAGCTGGAAATATATTTGAGATAGAGATATATCCAGCGTTTACTAGAAAAGAAAATAAGATATTGAAATTAAAGAAGAATAATAAAGCTCAAAGAAATTTGAACGATAGAAACGCTAGAAAGAGAGTAGAAAGATTAATAAACACTAATTTCACTAAAGGAGATTTATATATAACTCTTTCATATGATAATGAGCATTTACCAGGATCAATAGAAGAAGCTCAAAAGAATATGAAAAATTTTATAAGGAGAATTAATTATAAAAGATCTAAGGAAGGATTAGATAAAGCAAAATATATTTATATAACTGAATATTCAAAAGAAAAGAATATAAGATGTCACCATCATATAATTATGGATTGTGGATTAAGTGGAGAAGTTGTGGAAAACATGTGGAAGCATGGAAGAAGAAACAATATTAGAAAATGTGATCCAGATAAAGACGGATTAACAGGGTTAGCTAAATATCTTGTAAAAGATCCTAAAGGGAGCAAAAGATGGTGTAGCAGTACAAATTTAAAGAAGCCTATAGAAAGTAAAAGCTATCACAGTTTTAGAGCTTCACATGTTAAAAAAATAGTGCGAAGAAAAGCCAGTGTTAAAGATCTGGTAGAGAAAAAGTATAGCAAGTACATATACACAAGCGAAGAGATTAAATATAACGAAGTAAACGGAAAATTTTATATATATGTGAGAATGAGAGAGAGGAGAAACGAATGAAAAAGAGTGAAATAGAAAACAGTATAAAGCCTTATCTCATTGAAGAAAAGCTAGATGAAAAATCACAAGCAACATTAAGACATTATGAGCATGTAATAAATATGTTTGTTAATTCATTGAAAAATGAAGATGTAACAAAAAGTGATCTTATGGAGTTTAAGCTATACCTGGTGGAAAAATATAAAACTAAGACAGTAAATAATTATATTGTCATTGTTAATAAGTTTATTAAATATCTTGAAATAATGAACAAAGATGAAGAGTTTGATTTTAATAAACTAAGAAAATATTATTCAAAGCAGACTCTAAAAAATGTAAGAGTACAAAGAAAAGACTCACTAGAGGAAATGTTAGAGCCAGAGGATCTAAAGCGTATGCTAAGAATGGCTAAGAAAAAAGACTATGAAATGTATTTGATAATGAGGATATTTTCATTTACTGGTATACGTGCTGGGGAGTTAAAGTATTTTACTGTTAAGAATATCAAAAGCAATTATATTACAGTAACAAACAAAGGAAAGACAAGAGATATTATTTTGAGAAATGATATAAAGAATGAGATTAATGATTATTGTAAAAAAGAAGGTATAAAAGAAGGCTATGTATTTAGAGGGAAAAAAGAAGGAACAATGATACACCATACAACCATATACAAGCGTTTAAAAAAAATAGCTGGTATGTGTAGAGGGATCAAGATTGAGAAAGTACACCCTCACAGCTTTAGACATTTATTTGCTATTAACTGTATTGAACAAGGGTTAGATATAAGCGAAGTAGCAGATATTTTAGGACATGCAGACATAAATACAACAAGAATATACCTAACAACAACAAAGAAAATGAAAAAGAAAAAATTAGAGAAGATGAAATATTGAGGAAGGTTTAAAAAATGATAGAACAGATTAGTTTATATGACAACACAGCAGTTTCAAATATAAAAGAAGAATATGAAACAGCAAAGAAAAATGATAAAGATCATGTGGCAACTCCTAGATATGTTGTAGAAAATATATATTCATTGATTAATGTTGAGTCATTTAATTCTATATGGTTTCCTTTTAACAATTATGATAGTGAGTTTAAACTTAAAGCTGATGAATTATGCTTAAAGTATAAAGCAACACATATTTTTGATGATTTAGGAAATGACTTTTTCAAAACAGAGCCACCTAAAAATTGTGACTTATTAATAAGCAATCCACCATTTTCTATTCAAAATAAAATCATAGAAAGAACATTTGAATTAGTAGAAGAAGGAAAAGTAAAATCTTTTGCTTTACTTCTTCCATTAGCAACATTAGAAACACCAACAAGAGCTAATATGTATGAAAAGTATCAAGATAAATTATCTATTATAGTGTTTAAAAAAAGAATTAAATTTCTAGGACATACACAAGTATTCAATAAAGGTTGTTGCTGGATATGTTACAACATAAAAGCATTAGAAAAAAAGAGAATTAGTTGGATATAAAAACTATGTTAGCAAAAGAAAAACAATACATTATTTACAATGATGAAGATATGCCAGTTTTTATAGGAACTAATAAAGAATGTGCTATATGGCTAGGAATATCAATGAACTCCTTTTATGTTATGTTGAACAAAAGCAAGAAAGGAATAGGTCATATTAGAAAATATAGAGTTTATTTGATTGAGGAGGATAACGAAGAAAATGGAAAACAATGAAAAAAGTAAAGACATTTTCAATCACTGAAAAATTAATCATTTTAACTATGATGAATGGAAAATTGAAAGTATTAAAAAGAAAAGATGTTAAATACATAAGAGGAACAAAATTATATGAAGGAGTATTCAAGAATGATTGAACAAATGAAATATGATTGCATTTTAAACGGAGATTGCATTGAATTATTTAAAAAAATACCAGACAAAAGTATAGATTGTATTATCACATCACCACCATATTGGAAGGGATTTGAATATGAAGCGTACTTTAACTCATATAAACAATATCTAGATTGGTGTAAATTGTGGTTAAAAGAATGTAAAAGAGTATTAAAAGATGAAGGTACATTTTATCTAAATGTGATTAATGACAGTGAAATTACAATAAGAGCATTTGAAATAATGGAAATTGCAACTAGAGAAATAATGTTTAAGTTGCATGATACTGTTATTTGGTATCGATATAATCAACAACCAGCAAACACTGATAGACAATTAACTAATCAATGTGAGTATATATTTATACTTCGACATACATCTGCTGGAGTACATCTAAACAAAAAAGAAGTTTACGATAAATTTGATTATGTTTTTAAAACAAAAAATGTAAGTAATGTATGGGAGTTGCCATTTAAGTCTGGTAGGAAGTTAAGTGGATTTGGAAGAAAAGAAACAAAGTCCAAATATGGCCATGCAGGATTTCCAGAAGAATTACCAGAAATATGTATGATTTTATCAAGCAAAGAGGGAGATATTGTACTTGATCCTTTTATGGGAAGTGGTACAACTGCTATAGCTTGTATAAAGAACAATAGACACTATATTGGGTTTGAATTAAATAAAGATTATGTATATTTATCAAATGAAAGAATTGATAGCTTAAAAGAGAATATAAGGGAGAATAGCAAACAATGAGAATATATATTGAATATAAAAATGGACTAGAAGAAGATATTCAAAGAGTAATAAGTATAAGAAAAACAAGTGTAATTGAAATTGATTATTATAACGAAGAAGTTCATGAACAAATGAATATTGTTACAACAAGAAAAATAAAAAGGGAAGATATTCATAGTGTTTATTTAAGCGTATAGGAGAACAGCAAACAATGAAAGTAAGATGTGTATGTGATTTATGCAAACATGGAGATCACAATAACAAGCAGTGTTATAAAAAAGGATTTATAAAATGCTATGTTAATAATGGCTACTATAAAGATTTTGAATTAGATATGGAAAATATACAAATAGGAATAGATTTAGCAAATGGAAAAGATCTAACAGCAACATTAAAAGCAAAAGGAGAATAGCAAACAATGAAAATAACTTATGAGGAATTTAGTGAATTACAAGAACAACAATTAATAAGAAATTCATCACAAGAAGCAATCAGTAAATTAAGATGGTTAAATTCAATAGTAAAAAGAAAACATAACAAAGAAATTAATAAAATGATTGAATACATATCAAATATAGAAAAAGAAGCTATTGATAATATTAGAGATATGATCAAAGGAGACTAGCAAACAATGAAAGTAACAATAAGATTTAAAGATGGAACATTTAAAAAGTTTGATGATGTAATGTATATTGAAGATGGTTTTGATGGAAAAGATTATAAAAAAATTGCTTTTGATGAAATGGATTTGGGTTCATTGAATATTCTTCTTTATGAAATTGAAAAAGTATATGTAGATAAAATTAAAAGCATTTCTATTTATGAAGAATATTAGGAAGGAACAGCAAACAATGAAAGTATGTGTAGTATTAAAGGAATGTCATGGAGAAGAATATGTAGATTGGATAATAACAAATGTAAAAGATATTTATATACATGATGATTGTATAGAAATTGAATATTATATTGATGAAGAAATGGAATTCAAAGATATTGTATCTAGTCATACAATACCAAAAAGAGAGATAGATCATTATGAAGTATATGGTTTTAACCAGTAAAAAAAGTATCAAAAGTTTTTTATAAGGAAAAGTACAAAAAACGTTGATATATAGGGGTTTATTTGAATTATATTCAATCAATATAATATAGGGTTAAATAGACAGTGGAAACACAGTAAATGGAGGTGAAAACATGAATTTAATACATGAAATTGAAAAAGAAATTTTAAATCCTAAAGAGGGTTTTATATTTGTAAGAAGAATTGAAGAAGCAAATTTAATAGCAAATGTTGTTTTAAATAAAATTGATGAATTAGGTTTTGAGTTAGTAAAAAAGGAAGTGAAAGAATGATTTTAATTGAGTTTATATATAAGAATGTAAAAAAAATATATTATTACATAGCAAGATTTATTATTTGGTTTATAACTGCTAGAGATTGTAAGCATTGTAAATATAATAAAGTGTCATATTGGAATGATAGAGTTATTTATGGATGTGGTAAAAGTAATATGACAACAACATTTGAATGTATGAGTTCACTATATAGAAAGCATTTTGAAAGAAAGGGATAAAATATGGAATTTATAGAGTTTGTAGAGAAGTGGGAAAAGCAGGAAAATATAAAATTATTAGGCTATCAAAAAGAGATTATAAAAGTAATAAATAAAGCAATAAAAGAAGGTAAAGAAGTTAAAATATATACTTTGAAAAGTAGTGTATATTTATTTTGTACAAATATGTTAAATGAATATTTTAAAAAAGAAATTATTTTAGAAGAGGAAGATAAAGATAATGGTTAGCTATTTAATAGGTTTTGCTAATGGAATATGCGTATATAAAATATTTCAAATAATAAGTATATATAGAGCTAGAAAAAGATGTAAAAGTTATGTATATAAAGTAAGTACTCCAGAAGAATTAAGAAACGCTTTAGGAGAAATTATAAACGATATGATAAAGGAGAAAAAAGATGGTTGATTTGTATACAAAATTGAAAGTTTATGAGTTTATAGCAAAAGCTATAGCAACAGTTATAGGAATTGCTATTCTTGTTTATGTATGATAGATATATTGATGAAATGATAAAAAAGTAGTGTTGCTATGAAGCTCTACAGCAAAATTAAAAATAGTTTTGTGAGTAGTTGTAAGTTAAATGCAAAATAGAAAGGTGTATGAAATGGAAGCAATAGCAATTATAGAAGGTGTATTAAAAGATAGATCATCATACGAGAAAACAGTCTATTTATTGAAGTGTTATAAAGATCTAAAATTAGGAAGAGAGATTAACGAGAATGATAGAAGTGTATTACATTTGATTGATAGAGCTATTGATTTAATAGCAGATGATGAATATATAGATATTATTAAATATATGTATGTGAAGGGTTATACATACGAAAAAACAGCAGAAGCTATAGGAATGGATAAGAGAACTTTATATAGACAGCGTAGGAGACTTATTAAAAGGATAGCCATAATAATTTATGGAGACAAAGCCTTATAAGTCTCCTTTTTTTGTTTAAAGGACGTTTATGAAATAAATAAACGTGTCAAAAAAGTGTCAAAAAAGTGTCAAAAAAACGCACATGAAAAGATGATGAATAAATAATATCATTTTCATATGAAGGAGGTAACGTTATGGATCAAGTAAAAGAATTTATTAAGCCAGAATTAATTATTTTAATTCCAGTTATTTATTTTATCGGTGTAGGAATGAAGAACACAAAGAAAATTAAAGATGAGTATATACCAGTTTTATTAGGTGTATGTGGAGTATTTTTAGCGTCTTTATGGGTTATTGCAACATGTAATGTAATTACATATAGAGATATTATTATGGCTTTATTTACAGCAATTACTCAAGGAATTTTAGTATGTGCTGGATCTGTTTATATTAATCAAGTTATTAAGCAAGCGAACAAGGACAAATAGGAGATAAAGGCAGTATGTTAGATTTTATCTTAAAATATTGGATTGAGTGCTTATTTGGTGTCATAGTAACAGGAATGACATTTATATTTAAAATGCTATTGAATAATGCTAAAGAGAGCAAGGCTATAAAAGATGGTATGAAAGGCATTTTACATAATGACATTATTTATAGGTGTAAAAAATATTTAATTATTGGATATGTGACTTTAGAAGATATGGAAGAATTAGAATATTTATTTAAACCTTATAAGCTACTAGGAGGAAATGGAACAGCAGAAAAATTAATGAATAGGGTATACAACCTACCAATTAAAAATGAGGAGGAATAAAAATAATGAAAATTTTATTAATTAGTGGTCACGGAGCAGGAGATCCAGGAGCTTCTGGAAATGGTTATAAAGAAGCAGATTTAACTAGAGAATTAGTTAATTTAATTGCTTCAAAATTAAATAAATGTGCGATTGTAGATATTTATGATCAAAAAAGAAATGCTTATAAAGATGTACAAGTGGGAAAATTTAAACCTGGTAAATATGAATATGTATTAGAAGTACATTTTAATGCTTTTAATGGAAAAGGGCATGGTACAGAAATATACGTAACAACAAGAGAAAAAGGAATTACAGTAGAACAAGCAATAATGAAGAATATGAGTAAATTCTTTACATTAAGAGATAACGATAGCATTTTTGACGGTGTAAAGCGTGAGAATTTTAGCGTTATTAATAAGTGTAAAAATTTAGGAATGTCTGGAGCATTATTAGAAACATGCTTTATTGATAACAAAGCAGATATGAAAGTATATCAAGATCATAAAAATGAAATTGCAGAAGCTATTGTTAATGGTATTGTTGCTGGTTTTGGATTAAAAAAGACTTCTGGAGAAACAGTAAGCAAACCAGCAGAGAAGCCAGCAGAAACAACAGAAAACTATTATAAGAAATTTAACAGCACTTCTATCGTAGATGGTTTAAAGTCTATTGGGGTAAATAGCTCATATGAATATAGAAAAAAGATTGCTAAAGCTAATGGTATTGCTAATTACAGTGGTACAGCTTCACAAAATGAAGAATTATTATCTTTAGCAAGGCAAGGAAAATTAAAAAAAGCGTAGTGATTTAATGTGACACGTGGAAGAAAAAATAAATATGATGAAGTGATTTTACCACGATTAGAAGAAATTAAAAAACTTCTAGCAAAGGGAACAAGTGAAAAAGAGATAGCTAATTATTTAGGTATCTCTTATACAACTTGGAAAACTCACAAAAGAAATATTCCGTCTTTCTCGACTGTAGTTAAGGACTCCAGGAGAAAGGCTATAGATGATTTAGAAAATGCTATGTTTACCAGTGCTTTAGGCTTTACTAAGAAGATTAAAAAAGCTATGAAATTGAAAGAAGTAGTATATGAGAATGGTAAAAGATTAAAAGAAATAGAAAGAATAGAGTTTTACGAAGAAGAAGTATATATACCTCCTTCAGTTGCATGTATGCAATTTTTATTAAAGAACTGGGCGAAAGAAAGATATAGCAATAATCCAGCAGAGTTAGAAGTTAAAAAGAAAGAGTTTGAGCTTAACAAGAAAGTTAAAGAAGATCAAATTTTTTAATGAAGGAGGTATTATATGGGAAATCATGAAAAAGCGTATGCAATTTGTGATAGTGGTTGTAGGGTTGAAGTTTTACCACTTGAATATATGGCAGGTATGATAATTCAATACGCTGGTGAATATGCTCCAAAAGGTTTTTTTATTTGTGATGGACGAGAAGTAAGCAGAGAGACATATGAAGATTTATTTAAAATAATTGGTACTACTTATGGGAGTGGTGATGGTTCAAAAACATTTAATATACCAAATTTAAAAGGAAGAGTACCAGTTGGATTAGATAAAAATGACAATGATTTTAAAATGCTAGGAAATACAGGTGGAGAAAAAGAACATCAATTAAAAATTGATGAAATACCTTCACACAACCACAAAGCGACAACGGTTATAGAGTCAGCTGGAAGCCATATACACGAAGCAACGTCTAGCAGTAACGGTTCACATTCACATACTGTAAGTGGAACAGCTAATAGTGCTGGAAGTCATGGACATAGTACCTATTATTTAACAGATTTAACAAATAACAAGGGCGACAGCAGGAGACGAGGGGTTGAGTCAGCAAACAGTGGAAATTCAGCAGATAACGTTATTGCAGGTGGCTCACATTCACATACTGTAAGTGGAACAACAAATAGTGTATCTTCTCACACACATACAATAACTGTTAAAAGTGGTGGATCCCATATCCATGGAGCAACTACAAATGTAGAAAATACAGGTGGTGGAAAAGCTCACAACAACCTACAGCCATATATTGTATTAAATTACATTATTAAATTTTAAGAATGGAGTGATAAAGAATGGATATTAAAGAAGAATTTAATGATATGGAAATAGCACATATTAGGCTAAATGAAGAAAATAGATGTATTGAATGCGATTGCGTTTATTTAGATGAAGATATAGTTATTCATATTAATAGAGCTGATCTTCCTAAACCATATGAAGAATTTGTAAGATATATGAATGATTATAAATATATCAATAATCAATTTATCTATGCTCCTATTAAACAAGAACCGACATTTGAAGAAAAAATTATTAAAGAACAGGAAAGACAAGCTAAAGCTATAGAAGATTTAATTTTGTTAACTGTAGGAGGTAAAGTAAATGGTTGAGTTTTTAGCTTATAGAATTATAGATGGAAAGTTTGAGTTTATGAATGTGCCAGATGTATTAAAAGAAGAGGTCAAGAAAAGAATAGAAGAACTGAAAAGGGAGTAAAAAATATGTTATTAGCAATACATACACAAAACAAAAATAAATTAATACCTTATAATCAAACTATTTCTATTGTAGAAGAAAGAAAAAGGTATGTTATGAAACATGGATTAGAAGTGTTGGGTAAATATAATTCGAGAGAAAGAGCGTTAGAAATTTTAGAAGAGATTAAAATTAGATTATGTATGATACATCAATTCACAAATGAAAATAATCAAATAGTTATGGCTTTTGCTTCTTGTGGTGAGGTATATGAAATGCCAAAGGAATAAAAAAACATGTTTACATTATCATCATTTTATAACTCTAAACAGTGGGAAAGGTTTAGAGAATACCTAATAGACAAGAGAACAAATAAAGAAGATGGATTAATATATGATGAAATAACAGGTAAGCCAATTATAAATAAGTATGACATCATATTACATCATACTATTGTATTAACAGAGAGTAACGTTAATGAATTAGATATATCATTAAATGAAGATCTCATACAAATAGTATCACATAAGACTCACAATATGATACATGGACGTTTTGGAAGTGAAGGGACTAGACATGTGTATTTAGTATATGGATCTCCTGGAAGTGGAAAGAGTGAGTATGTGAAGAGTATTGCTGGAGTGCATGATATGGTATTAGACCTAGACAATATATATCAATGTATATCTATTAATAATAGATATGAGAATAGCAAGAGATTATCTAGGAATGTATTTCAAATAAGGGATCTCATGTTAGATATGATTAAGACTAGAAACGGACGTTTTCAAAATGCTTATATTATTGGTGGCTATCCATTAGAAGCAGAGAGAGAACGTATTGTTAATACAATAGGAGCAGAAGAAATATTTATAAATAAGACTATTGATGAATGTTTGATGAATGTTCAAGAAAGACCAGAACAATATAAAAAATATGTTCAAGAATGGTTTGATAGTTACAACGCTTAGAAAATTTATACCCCCCACTCTATTTTTACAGGGGAATATAAAGAGTACTGGCACCGAGTCCTTTCTTTCGCAGAAAGCGAAAAAATGAGATTTTTCGTTTGAGAAAATGAAAGTTTGAAAAAACACGTGAAAGGAGAACAAAGAATGAATAGAAAAGAAGAAGTACTAGACATTTGTAAAACTCTTGACGTGAAAACCTTAAAACTCATAGATCCTTTAATAGATCAATTAGTATTTTTAGAAGAAAAGTTAGAGTATTTAAAGACTTTGCCTTTTATTATAGTGAAGAATGGTGATGAAACAAAGCAAAAAGTAACACCAGCATATAAACAATACAAAGAGCTATCTCAATCTTATATAAATGCTTTGAAGGTTGTTAATGGAGCTTTAGGAATTGAAAGTGACACTATAGAAAGTCCATTAAGAAAATATATGGATAAGCGTTTAAAAGAAAAGAATAATGATTAATAACGATTGGTATTTAATTCAGTATAGAGAGGCTATTAGATCTGGAGAAATAATAGCAGGAAGAGAGCTAATTAAAGAATTAGATAGATTGATAGAAGATCTTGATAATCCTAGATATATTTACGATACAACAGGAGCATACGAGCGTATGGACTTTATGGAGAATTGTGTGAGATTAACAAAAGCTCCTTTCTATAATAAGCCTATGGTATTAATGCTATGGCAGAAGGCTTTTATAGAAGTTGTATATAGCTTCAAAATGGCAGATACAGGGTTTGACAGATTTAAAAAGATAGTCTTATTGATTGCACGTAAAAATACAAAGAGTGAAACGTGTTCAGCACTTGCATTAACAGAGCTGATTATAGGAGAAGAGGGAAATGACATTGTTTGTAGCTCAAATGATGATAACCAGGCTTCAATAGTATATGACGCTATCGACTTAATGCGTATGTTAATTGATCCTAATGATTTAGATACAAAGAGAAATCAACGCTGGATTATTAATAAAACAACAAATACAAAGATATTTAAGCTAAGTGATAAGACACGAAATAAAGAAGGAAGAAATATAGGTTTTGCTATTGTTGATGAAACTCATGAAATGAAAACAAATGTAATAGGAAAATCTATAGAACAATCTCAATCATTAAAGGATAATCCAAAGTTTATAAACATAACTACAGAAGGCTTTGTAAATGATGGATATTTAGATGAAGAGTTGAAGAAATGTAGAGCAATCATTAATGGAGAAGATGATGGAGTAAAAGCTGAAAGAACTTTACCATGGCTATATACACAGGATAGCGAGAGAGAAGTATGGGAAAATGAAGCTTCATGGCAAAAGTCCAATCCATCATTAGGAATAGTTAAGAAATGGGATTATTTAAGAGAACAAGTAGACGAGGCGAGAAAGTCAAAAGCTGATAGAATGTTTGTTTTGAGTAAAGATTTTAACTTTAAACAATCAAATTCTCAAAGCTGGCTAGAAGAAAAAGATTATGTCTATGAAGCTAAATTTAATATAGAGGATCTAAGGAATAAATATGTTATTGGTGCTGTAGATTTGAGTGAAACAACAGATTTAACATGTGCTAAGATCATGGCTTTAGATCAAGAGAGCAATACAAAGTATATACATACAATGTATTTCATACCAGAAGGAAAACTAGAAAATAGTAATGATATACAGTCTGGAGCTAAATATAGAGAATGGGCAAAACAAGGTATACTTACAGTTTTACCAGGTTTAGACAATGATTTAACAAAGGTAGCCGATTGGTTTTATGAGCTGTATAAAGATTATGGGATAAGAACTATTATTTGTGGTTATGATCAACGTTTCGCAAAAGATTTTAAGGATCGTATGGAGTACTGGGGAATAGAGTGTGAAATGGTGTTGCAAAATGCTGAAACAATGAGCAACGCTATGAAGTTATGCGAGCAGGAATTAAAAGCGAAACATGTAAACTACAATGAAAATGAGATTGATAGATGGTGTCTTGGGAATGCTTCAATGAAAATTGATAATTTAGGTAGAGTATTATGTATCAAGATAAATAACCAGGCAACAAAGAGAATAGATGGAGCTGTTACTCTAATTATTCTATATGAGATGTATAGAAGATATAGAGGACAGATAACGCAGTATAACAACTAGAAAAGGGGGTTGCTAATGAAAATATGGGAATATTTCAAAACATAAAAAATAAGATTATTGGTTTAAGATATGCTCACATGTTGAATAGTGGTCAACCGATATTTTCACAATTTGGAGACAATATATATGCAAGTGATATTATTCAATCAATAATAGATTGTATTGTACAGGAAATGACTAAATTAAAACCTAAGCATATTAGAAATGTTGATAATGATAAAGTACCAGTAAAGGGGAGTATTCAAGAATTACTAGATAATCCTAATGACTTAATGACTAAGAGTGATTTTATGTCTAAAATCATATGGAATTTGTTTCTTAATTATAATTCATTGATTTATCCAGCTTATAAGCTGATTAAAAATAGTGATGGATCAGTAACAAAAAAGTATATAGCGTTATATCCATTACAGCCTAGATATGTTGACTTTTTAGAAGATGAAAGAGGAACTTTATTTATAAGAATGACATTTAAGAATGGTGATGAACAAACATTACCATATAGTGAAGTAATCCATATTAGATATAAGTTTTCTTTTAATGATTTTTTAGGTGGAAATGAAAGAGGACAGCCAGACAATGACGCACTTCTAAAACTATTATCAATGAACGATAACATGATGGAAGGCATTTTAAAGGCTATGAAATCATCATTTAATATTAATGGTATTGTTAAATCTATTGCTCCAATGGACAGAGAAAAACAAATGGCTATGATTGAAGAATTTAATGAGAAGCTAAAAAATAATGAGTCTGGAATTTTAGGACTAGATGGAAAAGCAGATTACATACCAGTTACTAAAAAGGTACAGATCACAGACGCAGAAACATTAAAATTCATTGATAACAGAATATTAAGAATTTTTGGTGTAAGCATGGCTATGCTAACTGGAGATTATACAAAAGATCAATACGAAGCATTCTACCAAAAAAAGCTAGAGCCTTTGATTATAGCAATATCACAGGCTTTTACAAAAGGATTATTTACAGAAAGAGAAAAACAGCTAGGAAATGAAATTATTTTCTTACCTAAAGCTCTTATATTTATGAATACTACACAAGTATTAGAAGCTATAAGAATTTTAGGAGACGCAGGAGACTTATTTGAAAACGAAAAACGTATAGCTATAGGTTTAGAGCCTTTAGAGGAGCTAAAAGGTGTACGTATGCAGTCATTGAATTATATAAATGTTGATTTAGCAAGAGCCTATCAAATGAAACAAAATAAGATAAAGGATAATGAGGAGGTGCAGTAATGAAAAAAGACAAAAGAGAATTAACTACAAGATCATATAACTTTCATGTAAGAGCAGAACAGGACGAAGAAAAAAGATATGTCATTGAAGGCAGACCTATTATATATGACTCAAAAACAGATTTAGGATATTGTGATGAAATTATAGAAAGAGGAGCCTTAGAATTTACAGATCTTACAGACGTTAGATTTTTGGTTAATCATGACATTAATAAAATTCCTTTAGCAAGATCAAGAAAAAACAACGAAAATTCTACAATGCAATTATTCGTAGATGAAAAAGGAATGAGAATTAGATGTTATTTAGATGTTGAAAACAACACAGAAGCAAGAAACCTATATAGTGCTATACAGCGTGGAGATATTACAGGAATGAGCTTCATGTTTTCAATTAGTGATCATGAGTGGAGAGATATAGATAGTAATAAGCCTACTCATGTTATTAAAGGTATTTCTAGCGTTGTGGAAGTGTCAGCAGTTACTTTCCCAGCCTATGAAGATACAGAAATTAACGCACGTGATAAAAACAATCTGGAGAGATTGCGTGGAGAGTTGGAGAACTTGAAACATCAAAAAAGTGATCTGGAGAGATCAAAAGAAGTTAATTACAAAGCAAGAACATTATTAAAAATTTATGGAGGAAATTAGAAAGATGAAAGATTTTTTAAAGAAATTAATTAAAGAGAGACGTTCACAAGTAGAAACATTAGAAAAAGCTATGGTTGAAAGTGATAGCAAGGAAGAAAGAGCTTCTCATAATTCGGCATTGGTACAAGTAAGACAAGAATTAAAGGAAGCTGAAACAGAATTAGCAAAATTAGAAGAAGCTGAAAAAGAAGCAGAAAAAGAACTAGAAAAAGAAAATGAAGAGTTGGAAAAGGAAGCTCAACAAAGATCGTTAAGAATTAGAGGATCTTATGGCTTCAATGGAGGTATTACAGACAATGACAGCATGGAAGCGAGAGAAAAGAAATTAAATGAAGAATTAGAAGCACGTGGTAAAGCATTAAAAGAAAAAAGAGCTGTTACTATTGACGCTGGGCAATTATTAGTACCTCAACATCAAGGGAGACAATTAAACGATACATTTAATCAAGTATCTACATTAGTTGATCAAGTGTCTACAGAAAATTTACAAGGTGGAGAGTCATATAAAGAGGCTTATGTGAAATCTTATGGAACTGGTGGAATTACTGGAGAAGGTAAGGATTACACAACAGCAGAGCCACAATTTGGATATGCACCAATGAACAAGGTAAAAATTACAGCTTATGCAGAAATCAGCGAAGAAGTGAAAAAACTTCCTAATATTGATTATGCACGTAAAGTAGAAGAGGCTTGCAGAATTGCAGTTAAAAAGAAATTATCACAGCAAATTTTAACGGGCAAAGGCATTTCATCTACAGAAGGGGCAGATGATGAAATGGTGGGTATTTTTGCTTCACCAGTAGCTATTGACTCAACAAAAGATGTAGATATTACAGCTATTGACATTAATACATTAAATGAAGCTGTTTTCTCTTATGGTGGTGATGAAGATGTTGAAACGCAGGCAACATTAATCTTGAACAAGAAAACATTGAAAGCGTTAAGTGAAGTTAGAAAGTCAAACGGAGATCCAGCTTATATTATTGATGTTGCTAAAAAAACAATCAATACAATTCCTTATGTTATCAATAGTAACGTACTAGATTTTGCAACAGCAAAAGAAGGGGAATTTATTGGAGCATATGGAGATTTAAAAGCATATAAAGCTCCTACTTTTTCATCTTTAGAAATTCAAGAGTCAAGTGATTTTAAATTTAAGCAAGGTATGATCTGTTATAAAGTTAGTGTATTTGTAGCTGGTAACGTTATTAAACAAGATGGCTTCTTAAGACTAAAAAAAAAAGTAACAGCGTAGAAGAAACAGAAGAAGTAACACCAGTAGCTACAGCTATTGACATTGAAACGGAAGGAGAAACACCAGTAGCTACAGCTATTGACGTTGAAACAGTAGCAGAAGATACAGCACCAAAGACAAGAGCAAGAAAAACAACAAAATAAGGAGGGTGAATAATGGAAGAATACAAATATCTTGAAGATGTAAAAAATGCTCTAGGTATAGAAGGGTCTTACCAGGACAAGACGTTAAAACAGTTAATTAATGAAGTCATAGAAGATCTTATAGACAGTGGAGTTAAAAAAGAAGTAGCAGTAAGTAAAAAAGCAGTTGGTACTATTGCTATAGGAATAAATGATATTTGGAATTATTCAGCAGGTGAAGTAAAACATTCTCCTTATTTTGAAAAAAGATGTATTAAATTAGCTTATGAAAAGGTAGGTACAGAAAATGTATAGACCTAAAAAACCTTTTAATGTAGCTTTTGAATTGCTCAATCCAACATATGAAAAAGTACAAGGAAAAAACATTCCTACATATCCAGAAGAAGGAGAGAGAATTAATTGTTCTTTCCTCACCTTTGGAGGTACTGAAAGCGTGGTTAATGGTGTTTTAAGTATTAAAGATACAGCAGATATAGAAACGTGGTACAGACCAGATATTAAAAGCGATAGTCATTTAAAAAGAATTGATGATGGAAAGATTTTTGCAGTTGTAGGAGAGCCAGAGGATATAGAGTATAGACATCAATTTTTAAAGTTTAAGATTGAAAGTTTAAGGGGTTCACGTGGCTAGAAAATCAAAGTGTACTATGTCATTTACAGGGTTTGAGGAAATTGTAAGAGATATAGAAAAGATTGGTGGAGATTTACCAGGAGCTATAGAAAAAGCTGTAGAGAAATCTGGAGAAATAGCAACACAAGAATATTTAAAAGTAGTTGATAAACATAGATATTCTGGAATAACAGAGGACTCAATAGTTAAAAATCTTAAAGCTAAAAATGATGGTAGGAGAATTACTTTACAAACTGGTTTTGACTTAAAAAAAGGTGGTTTAGCTTCTATATTCTTAGATAGAGGAGTACCAACAATAAAGCCATTAAAATTTATAGCAAAAATAAAAAGAAACAAAGCAGTTAAGGGAGCAATAGAAGATACTTTAGAAAAGGAATGGAGGAAGTTGTAAGGTGAAAAACAAATTGTATGAAACATTAGAACAATTAGGCTATGAAGTATATGAACAAGGTTCATTTACAGATAGCAAAGAATATCCACGAAACTTCTTCACAATTTGGAATGATGATACAGAGCCATTAGATTATATTGATAACAAAGAGATAGGTTATGTATGGTATTTCACTATTAACTTCTATTCTATTGATCCTAAAAAAGCTATAGATACTTTATTAAAGGCAAAAGAACTATTAATAAAAAATGGCTGGATAGTACCAGGAAAAGGACAAGATGTATACAGTGCTTCTAAATATCATCATGGAAGAAGCATAGAAATAAAATTTATTGAAATTGAAGGAGGAGAAAATAATGGCAGATAATCCATTTAAAAATTTACGTGGTATTAGAAAACTAATGTGGGCAACACAAAAGACAGATAACGAAACATCATTAGAATATGATACACCTATTAGATTTGCTGGAGTTAAAGAAGTTGGTGGAGAAACAGAAGAAAGTACAGGAACAGAGTATTACGATAACCAGGCTTCTATTACAACAACAAGCGAAGGAGCAGATACATATTCTTTAACAACGTCAGTATTAGAAGATAAGGTTAAAGCAGAAGTAGAAGGAAGAAAAGCAGATGAAGAAACAGGAGCTTACTATGGTACACCATTAAAGAGACCTTATGGAGCTATTGGGTTTATCAGTGAAGATACGAATGGAGTAGAGTGGTATAACTGGATCTATAAAGGGAAATTAACAGGAGGTAAGGAAAAACACATTACTAAAGATGATGGTACAGAAACAACAAATTTAGAATGGGAATACACAAGCATTTATACATCTCATAAATTTGAAAAAGCAAAAAATGAGCCTATGAAATTCTTTAGATTAAGAGCTGGAGGAACTATTACAGAAGAAGAATTTTTTAAAGAAGTATATGATCCAGATAAAGCAGTATCACCAGCCTCATTAAAAACAGGAGGAGATAAATAATGATTTTAACATTAAATGTCTATGATGAATTAGGGGAAGTTCTTAAGACATATGAGAGAAATAGCTATGCTTTAAGAATGAGACAATTAAAAGATATTATTGAAACTTTAAATCTTGATAAGTTAGCAAAATGTTTTACTTCAACAGACGCTAAAGGAAATACTGAAATGATCCAATTAATTAGTGATATGGTTATGAACTCTTGGGATAAGGTAGAAGAATTAATGTTGGATATTTTCCCAGAAATGACAAAAGAAGAATATTTAGATACAAGTGTCAATGAGGTTGTGCAAGTCATTATTAATTTAGGTAAATATGCCTTTACTACTATTGGTTTAGCTGGAAGTGGGCAAAAAAACTAAGTAAGGGGAGTAAAGATACTCCCCTTATTGATTTAATTTTTGAAATTGAAATGATTTTATGTGAAAAATTCCCTGGATTAGATCCACTTTCATTAGGAGAACATAGAGCAGTTGAAATATTTAAACTTGTAAAAAGTTTAAATCATTATATAGATACTCATGAAAAAGATAAAAAAAATAATGATAACTATTCTGGTTCAAATAAAGGGAAAAGTAGATTTACAGTAAAAGTAACAGACAGTTAGGAGGTGGATTAATGGCAGATAAAGAGAATATATATGGTATTAAGTACGAAGTAGATATAGAAGAATTAAAAACATCTACAGCAGAAGCTACGAAAAAAATAAAGCTGGCTAATGCAGAGTTTAAAGAGTCATCTAGTAAGATGGATAACTGGGCAAGCTCTACAGATGGAGTAAGTGCAAAGGTAAAACAGCTTACAGCGATATTAGACGCTGAAAAGACAAAGTTAGAGCAATTAAAAAATAGTTATAACAATAACATAGACTCTATAGAAGAATATGATAAAAAAATAGCAGAGCTAAAAAGCGAAAAAGAAAAAGCAATAGAACAATATGGGAAAGAGTCACAAGAAGTTAAATCTTTAAGCCAGGAAATAGCAAAGCTAGAGAGAAAACAAGATACAGCTATAAATACTGTAGATAAATTAAAAGTATCAATTTTAAATCAACAAGCGTCTATAAATAAAACTGAAAGAGAAATAGATAACTATAATTCAAAGCTAAATCAAATGCAGAGCGAAAGCACTCAAACAGTTAGCTCAATGGATAAGTTAAAAAAGTCTATTAACAATCAAGAAAAAGAGCTAGGAGATTTAAAAGATGAATATTCTAATGTTGTTTTGGAGCAAGGAAAGACAAGTGATGAAGCGAAGAAATTAGCAAGCAAAATAAGAGAATTGAATAGTGATCTTCAATCTAATAAAAGTAAGTTAAATACAGTACAAAAAGAGGCTGATGAACTTACAGGCTCTTTTAAAGATGTAGACGAAGGAACAGAAGAGGCTAGTGGTGGCTTTACCATCATGAAAGGAGCCTTAGCAGATCTAACAGCAAACGCAATTAGTAAAGCTATTTCAAAAGTTGGAGAGTTTATAGGATCATTATTTGAATTAAGCGACGCTACACAAGAATATAGAGTTATGAATGCAAAGCTAGAAGGTTCAGCAAATAACTTCGGATATTCTGTAGACTTTGCTAAAGAGCAGTATAAAGAGTTTTATGGATATTTAAAAGATGATCAAGCGTCTACAAATGCAATAACTAATTTGATGGGATTAGGTACAAGTACCGAAAACCTTTCACAGTTAACAAAAGGAGCTATAGGAGTATGGGCGAGTTATGGTGATAGTATACCTATTGAGAGTTTAACGGAAGCCATAAATGAGACTATACAGGTCGGTAAAGTAACTGGAACTTTCGCAGATACTTTAAACTGGGCGAAAATATCCAATGAACAATGGACTGATATTTTAGGAAAAGGAACGAAAGAACAAAAGATATTTTCCGAAGCTATTAAAGATGGAATGACAAATGAGGACGCTTTTAATGAGGTATTAGCTAAAACAACTTCACAAAAAGAAAGAGCTAATATAGTAGCTAAGTTCTTAAATGAGACATATGGAGACAGTAAAAAGAAATATGATGAACTCACAGGAAGCATAACAGAAGCAAATAAAAGCGAGCTTGCTTTAAAAGATAGTCAATCAAAATTGGGAAAAGCTATGGAGCCAGTCAACACAGCTATCAATAATCTAAAAGCAAAAGCACTTGATAAAATAGCACCAGTAGTTGAAATGTTCGCACAGAAAATATTAGATCTGAATGAATATTTAAAAGAACACCCAGCAGTAGCAAAAGCAGTGACAGCAGTAGTTATAGCGCTAGCAACAGCGTTTGGGATATTAGCGACAGCTTTAGCAATTCAAGGAATTATAACAGGAGTAACTAAAGCTATGGCTTTATTAAAGGCAACATTTATAGCTAATCCATATTTTTTAGTGGCAACAGCAATAGCAGGACTTGTAGCAGGGTTTATATATTTATGGAATACAAGTGAAGGCTTTAGGAATTTTTGGATAGGAATATGGGAAGCTATAAAAACAACTACATTAAATGTAGTACAAGCGATAGTTAATTTCTTTACCGTAACAATACCAGAAGCATTTAATAATTTTCTTGCTTTTGTTGGTAATTTAGCAACACAAGTCACAACATTTTTTAGTAATATGTGGACTGGAATTGTGAATTTCTTCACTCAAACGATACCAGGCTGGATAGATAGCGTTATTCAATTCTTTCAAAAGATACCATATTACATAGGTTATATGATTGGATATTGCATAGGACAATTTGCACAATGGGGATTAGATCTATGGAATTTTGCAACAGTAACGATACCAGAATTTATAAGCAAAATTATTGAATGGTTTAAACAGCTACCAGGAAAAATATGGACATGGTTAGTAAACGCATTTAATAATGTTGTTAAATGGGGTTCTAATTTAATAGCGAAAGCAAAAGAAACAGGATCTAATTTTATAAATAATGTAGTCAGCTTCTTTAGACAGCTTCCAGGAAAAGTATGGGAATGGCTAACAAACACAATAAACAAAGTTATTTCTTTTGGAGCTGATTTAGGAAGAAAAGGAGCAGAAGCAGGAAAGAAATTATTTAATAGTGTAATAGATGGTATAAAAAAATTACCTGGTGAAATGGCTTCTATTGGAAAAAATCTAGTAGAAGGATTATGGAATGGGATTGGTGATATGGTAGGCTGGATAGGTGATAAAATAAAGAGCTTTGGCAAAGGAGTTATGGACGGTTTAAAAAGTTTCTTCGGTATTCATTCACCATCAAAGGAAACGTACTGGGTTGGTGAAATGCTGACACAGGGATTAGGAAATGCTATAACAAACGGTACTAAAGCAGTTGTCAAGAAGTCCAAAAAAATGGCTTCAAATGTTCTTTCAACTATGAAGGATAATTTAAGCGAAAAATTAACTGTAGGTTATGACTTTGTAGATAATTTAAAAGGACGTACAGCAGGAGCTATTCAATCTTTGGCAACTCCATTAGCAAGTAATAAATTAGCTTTTGCAGGAGCTTCTAATAATGTGAATAACGTAACATTCAATCAATATAATTCTTCACCAAAAGCGATAGATAGTTTAGAAACATATAGAAATACGCAAAGACAGTTAAAGCAATTTGAAAAATGGAAGGGTGGTAAGTGATGTTTAGACTTTGGGTAGAAAATAACAAAAAAGAAAAGGCAGAGCTTACTAACTCTCCTTATTATGAAAGTATAACAATAGATGGATTATTGCCTCCAAAAATTCAAATTAATTCTACTCCAGTAGCTAATAAAGATGGAGAAGTGTTTAACAGTTCAAGAGTTGGCACAAGACCGATAGAAATAACAATAAAACCAGCGTTTCCAGTAGAGGAAAACAGACAGAGACTATACAAATATTTCAAATTAAAAAAAGAAATTAATATTTATTTTAAAAATCAAAATAGAGATATAGTTATCAATGGAATAGTTGAAGGTTTTGACGGCTCTTTATTTGAACAAAAACAGATTATAACAATCAATATTCATTGTTTTAATCCATATTTAAAAGATAGAGTTGAAAGTACTATGGATATGGCAACTGTATTAGATTTATTTGAGTTTCCATTCTCAATAGAAAAAGAAGGCATAGAATTTTCTATGATTGATAAATCATTAACTCAAAATATATATAATGCAGGAGATACAGAGACAGGGGTTATTATAGAATTGTATTCAAGTGGGGAAGTAGTGAGACCAGTTATATACAATGCTGATACTAGAGAATACTTTGGATTGAATATAACAATGCAATTAGGAGACCTTATAAGGATAAATACAAATGATTTCAATAAAAAAGTAGAGCTAGTAAGATATGGAGAAACAAGAAATATTATTAACAATATTATCAAGGGAAATAAGTGGTTTAAAATATCTCCAGGAGACAATACGTTTACTTATCAATGTGATAGAGGCGAAGAATTTTTAAATTTTAAATTCATTTACTATAACTTATATGAGGGAGTTTAAATATGGAACTATATATTTTAAATAGGAACTTTGAAATTATAAATTTCATAGACAACTTCAAATCGTTAGAGTGGGTAAAAAGATATTATGATACTGGAGACTTTGTGTTAAATTGCGTAGCAGACATTAATACAGTCAAAACATTACAAAGAAGAAATTTTATTGTAAGAGAAGATGATGAAAGAATAATGATCATTGAAAAAATATATCTTAGTACATCTATAGAAAATGGAAGTAGTATTAATGTTTCTGGTAGATCTATAGAGTCAATATTAGGACGTAGAATTATATGGACTCAAACAAATAGCAAGGCTGGAGAAACAGCAGAAGCCTTTATAAGAAGGCTTGTATATGAAAACTGTATTAATCCTACTAACCCTAAAAGAAAGATACCTAAGCTAAAGCTAGGAGTTTTAAAGGGTTTTAAGGAAACAATAGATAAACAAGTGACAGGAGATAATTTATTAAAAGCAATTATAGAAATATGCCAGCTATATGAATATGGTTTTAAAATAACTATGGATAATGAGGGAGCTTTAGTATTTGATTTATTCAAAGGAGAAAATAGAAGCTACAACCAGGATATAAACCCTCATGTAGTATTTAGTGATGATTATGACAATATCATTAATACAGAATATGAATATGATGAAACAAATATATCAAATGTAGCTCTTATAGGTGGGGAAGGAGAAGGAAAAGAAAGAAAGTATCAGTCAATAGGAGATAGTGAAGGTTATGATAGATATGAGATATTTGTAGACGCTAAAGACATTTCCAGCAATAACGGAGAAATATCTATAGCAGATTACAATAAATTATTATTAGAGCGTGGAAATGAAAAAATAGCTGAAAATACTTTTATTGAGTCATATGCTGGGGAAGTAGAAACAACATTAACTTATGAGTATAAAAAAGACTATGATTTGGGAGATATTATACAGACAGTGAATGAATATGGAATGAAAGAAACACCTAGAATTATAGAAATAATTGAGAGTGAGAATGAAAATGGTTATAGAGTTGTGCCGACTTTTGGAACTTGGGAGGTGTGATAATGGCATTATTAACAGGATATTATAATTCATTAAATGGAGATAGAAAATACAATGCTGAAACAATGGCACGTTATTTTTCTGGATTATTCACACGTGGAGTGTTACAGAACTATAAAGAGAAGTTTGTTGTTACAGCAAACGAAGGAATGAAGGTAAAGATACCTACAGGAAAAGCATTTTTTAGTGATGGGAAATGGATAGAAAATACAGCAGATATTATATTAACTTTAGATCCTAGTGACGTTGTTTTAAATCGTATTGACAGAATAGTATTAAGAAATGATAAAAATGAAAATGTAAGAAATGCTAGTGTTATTTTAAAAAAAGGTACACCTGGATCTAATCCAGTTGCACCAGCATTAGAAAATAATACATATATAGAAGAATTAGCGATATGTGATATAAGAGTAAATAAGCTAGTCGAAACAATCACACAAGCAAATATTACAAATACAATAGCTAATAGCGAAGTGTGTGGATATGTAACTGGTTTAATAAATCAAGTAGACACAAGCGAATTATATATGCAGTATGAAACAGCATATCAACAATTTTATGCACAAAGTGAAGAAGAGTTTAATGAATGGTTTAAAAATTTAAAAGAAAACATTTCAACATCAACATTGTTAAGACAATATAAAAGCGTTACAAAAACAACGATACAAGATCAAAAAGTAATTGATATAAATATACCTCAATTCAACCCATTATTAGATATTTTAGACGTTTATATTAATGGAATTTATATTAATGAAGGACAAGAGCAAGGACAAGGATATACAGCAACAGAAACACAAATAACACTAAATTTACCTTTAGACATTGAACAAGATGTATACTTTGTTGTTTTTAAATCTATTGAGGGAGAAAAAGCGATAGAAGTAATTGAGATAGTGGAAGATTTACAAGAAGAAGTAGCTATATTGAATAAAATAAATGATTATATTTATTATGCTAATGGAATAGATGATAATGAAAAGATTTCAAGATTAGCACAAGATTTTTATAGTGCAAGGGGTAAGTTTGCTGGAATTAATGAAAATGCTCAAATGACTATTAAAGTTATTGGTGAATTAGGTATATCTTCTGTTTCTGGTGGTTCTGGTTCTTTTGGTGATCCTTTAATATGGTTTGTATTAGGAAAATATAATGATATTAATACAAATACAGACACAACAGAAAGTACAAGAAAATTAACATTTGATTTTTCAAATGCTCAAAGAATTTTTATGGGAAGTCAAGAAGGATATTCATATGTTGCTTTTGGTGGAAATGATATTAATATTATAGGATTACAAATGGTATTAGGTGGGGAAGGTTCTTCTCTGTATTGGTTTAATGGATTAAATGTATATTGTAGAGATTGTATGTTTTATATGAACGCTAATGAGATTGCTATAGGTTCTTCACAAGGGGGAACATTTGAAAGATGTAGAATTAGCTTAACATCAACATCACAAAAAGCAATAGGTTTACAATCAAACGGAACAACGATATTAAAAGTATTAGATTGTGAATTGATTGTATATAATGGATCTACTGTTACAGATGAAAGCATAGCAATTTTAGGAGAAGCAAACAAAACGGAAGGGGTTATAATTGTAGAGCGTTGTAATATTCCTTTAAGAGCAAGAGGAGGATATAAGCAATCACAAACGATAAAGGTTAACAGTGGCTTCTATTCATTAGTATCTAATACATTAGGAAAAGCACCTGCTTTATATTCAACAGAACAAGACAAAGGAACAAATGTAGGAACGTTAATTATAAGTAAATAAAAAGATGATCTTTATTGATCATCTTTTTTTATATCGTTTTCATCAAATATAATAACAGGATTGTTATTTTCATCAATAAAAGCTAGTTTTGTGTTTGTTAATACAGCAATATTTAATAAATCATTTGCATTCCATGTTTGTGATCTTGCCTTTTTGCTAGTTGCTTGGGGTGTTACTCCCATATGCCTTGAATAACTAGAA